TGTTGCACCTCTAATATTTGATACGGCTGTAATGTTTAATGAGTTAATAGTAATTTGACCTGTAGTGTAATTAATTGTACCTTGTTCTGTGTTTGCATAAGTTTTAACACCAGCATTTAAATAATATCTTCTAATATTACCTGAACCATCATCATCTAAAAACATTTCGTTTGAATTACCACTTACTGTAAAACCTGTTGAAGTTAAAATACCACCCATAGCCGCATTGTGGCCTTCGTGTGGATGATAGAAAGGATTTCTAAAGTAAATATCGTATCTTGCTGATGTAGATAATAATGGTGTAAAATTCTTTCTCATTTTAACTGTAGTGATATTTGATACAATACTGTTATCAGTATCATCAATAAGTCCTGATACTTTTGAATATCTAAACACACCATCAAATCTTTGCAATGTATTTGTATTGTAATTTGTAACAGCAGCTACAATATTTGATTTTAATGTTTCTGCCGTTTTAGTTGTAGCCTTTGCATCATATCTTGTAGTAGAATTTAAAATGACATTTGTAATATCGGGGTCCACAATTTCTGGTCTAACTGAAGCCACATTGTATTGTTTTAACTGAGCAACAATGTCTGCTTTTGTGGCAGCTGTTAATGTAGAGCCTGATTGTGGTTTGATTGAAATTTTTACAACACCATAAATTGGAACTTCATCATCTTCTCCACCCCATGCACTTACTGATAATGCATTTGGATATAAATTTCTTACAAACACTTCATAGTCTGAAGTTGTTACTGCTCTGTTCTGAGCTGCATAAGCTAATGGTGCATTAAATTTAATACTAGAACTTGTTTCTGCGGCTGCACCACCTTGTGATGCTGAATTAGTTGTAATTGTAACATCTGTAAAACCACCAACATTACCTGAAAGTGTAAATGCACTTGCACCATTGGATTCTGTAGTGTTAGTTACAATGTATTCTAAGATAACAATGTTACCATCAGCTACGGCCGCACCTGTAATACCATCACCAAAATAAACTTCGAATTTGCCGTCTTCTACTTCTTGTAAAAAATATGCCTTAGTTGTACTATCAACATTTGAATAACCTGAGGCAAAAGAATAAGTTGATGTTGTTGTATCAACTGCTGAGTTTTGTACTGAAACTTTTAATGTAGATGTATCTGCCTTTGTTGACGGGATAACAAATCTTTGGTCAACATCATTACTGTCAACTGTATATTTAAATGTAACTAAAGTACCTTCATATAAAGTACAGTTTGAAAATCTGTAAACACCATCAGCAGGTACAATTGTAATATCTTCGTTTGTTACATATTGATATTGTGTGTTGTCAACTGTACTAGTAAATACAGTACCTTTGTTCATTGTGATTGAAGTACCGGATGCATTGTTAACTACAACATCAATGTCTGCTCTTGGAGCTCTTGGTGATGATGGCGTATAACCAATCATCTTTGCTAATGAAACTATATTGTTACGAATGTCTGCACTATCTAAGTAGATTTCATTTGTTGACATGTTTGCCAAAAATGCCAGATAGTGTGTGTTATAAGATAACACATCAAGCATAATAGAAAGACCAGAACCTTCAAAGTTATAATCTTGGAACTCCGATTGACTTTGTAAGAATGTTTTTAGATTTGTTTTGATTGCGTCAAAATCTAAATCTGATATATTTAATTTATGATTGGACATTTATCTATCTTAACCTTTGTAAAAATGTTGTAACTGAAACCGGGTCTGCAACACCACGAACATAAAAGTATATATCAATCACCAATCTATTGTTATCGGGGTCATCATCAACTGCAATCTGCTCAAGTGATATTCTCGGTTCATAGTTAACTAAAACTTCTTCAATTTTTCTTCTAAGAAAGATACCTGTTAATGGTGTAAAGTTTTCAAATAACAACTCTCTAACACCACAACCCAATTCTGGATGAAAAGGTCTTTCGTAAAAATTCGTTTGTACTAAATTCGTAACACTTCTTTTTACAGCATTAACATCTTCAACTTTGACTATATCGTTAGTCACAGCGTTACGGCCAAAGTCTAGGTCAATATCCCTATATCTTCGACTATTTCTATTACTCTTACTAGTTGATGATGCGTCATAAATTGCCATAACGGTAATATTTATAAAGTTTTTTGCAACTTAATTGGCAAAAACAGTAGAAGAACCTGAAGTCATAGCTCCTGCATCTGCACTATCACCAATTCTACCTATTGCAATACCATTAATACGAACTGTTGAAGAACCTGCATTTAGATTTGCAACATGTGGAGCACAAGGTGGTGCTGGTGGAAAAGGATGTGAAACTGTTGGTGCGCCTACTACTATAATATTGATACCATTCGCACTAACGGTACCGTCTGTTGCTGGTGCAGCTATAGTAGTTGTACTTGAACAAATGTGTCCAGTTGATAAACTGTCGCCTACTCTACATACTGCCGGCATATACTTACCTATAACTTGCTACAATATTATGAAAAGGTACTATATTACCTTCGTCATCTCTTATCATCTCACCGTCTATACTACCACCCATTTTGCTTTTACCGCCTGGCCAAACAAACAATGTTGGTTTGACTTCGTTTTCGCCAATGTACTTTTTAAAGTTATGTGAAATGATACCCCTAGTCTTCTTAGTGGCCATTAAAACCTGCTTCTCTTTCTGATTTTATGACATTATCGCATCTGCAATTTTTACAACACTCAATTTCGTATTTTTCACCGAATTCATTGATATGTTCTTGTGTGCATGCTTTACCACAATGACAATCATGTCCGCAATTACTACAATTTGACATTAAAATCTCCCTTTTGTACTATTTAGGTTAAAAATTACAGCGACTTTTAAGAGCCATCAACTCCTGATAACGAACTTCGTCCATTCCTTTGTCGGATTTACTAAGATTTTCTAATTCACTTGCTAATCTGTCATAATCAGGCGAAATTTCGCAATTTTTTCGCACTTCCGAGCAGGAAATTAAGAAAAAGAACAAAAGTAGAACAAAATATTTCATAAATGGTTGATTTTACTTGCTTTTTTTATTGATTTTTTTTGCTTTTTTTTAAAAAAAGCGCTTGCCAACACTATTTATATATGGTATCCTGTATGTATAAAGTGAAAAAAGAAAGGAAAACACTATGAAAAACATTATCGCATCAATTCTTATCTTCGGAGGCATCATTGTCGCAGCTGGCTCTGCTGGTGATTGTGACGGAAAATGTATGGAATATGCAAATTCTATTGGAGATATGATTTTATACGCTTCTATTGGTCTGGCTATGATGGCCTTAGGCGCTGTAATCGCACTTTCTGAAAATAATTCATAAAAAAGTGAAAAAAGTGCTTGCCAAGCACAAAAAACTATGGTACAATATACACATACACTAAAGAAAGGACTAAAACTATGACAATTCTCGTTGAAAAATCTGCAAAGACACTTGAAGAAGGTGTACAAAATCTAATTGAAGGTTCAAAACTTGACTATGCAAAGTGGACTGAAAAAGGTCGTGCTGAAGGCTCAAGTTATTTTGATGAAACCTTAGCAAACTTTGAAAAAAACTGTTCTGTAAAACCTGGACAAAATTACATCAAAGTAATCCGTGAAAATTCTGTACATTGCTTTGTAATCAAAAAATTAACTGATAAAACTAAAGCAATGGGTTTCAAAATTGGTGATGTTCTTAAACCTGCCGGTTGGAAAGCACCTGCATTGAACAAAGCTCGTGGCAATGTCCTAGAAGGAAACTATTACATTCAATGGACTGGTCCTCTTTATTTGGTTTAATTGAGAAAGGAAATATATTATGAAATATGAAGTTTATCACAATGCGTTTGGCGACAAGTCTGTTCATGTTGCCAATGTAAATCTGTCAGACGACATGCCTGTTATGGAAGCACTTGAAGTTGTTTTTCGCAAGACTAACAATATTGAAGGCTCTTGGTCAAAAGGTCCTACTTACGAATATGAAGGAGTTGTTTATGACAATCCTGATTATTCTGAAGAAGTTGAGGTTGTGAAACCTCTTAAAGTTTCAAATGGCGTTGAATGGGGTCACCGTTCACTATCTGTTGGTGATTATGTAATTGTCAATGGTAAAAAATATAATTGTGAAATGGTTGGCTGGAAAGAAGCCGCATGAGTGAAATAAAGATTGAATATTTGAAGTGGTTAGGTACCGTCTGTTTCTTATCAGCGGCTACCTTACTCTCTTCGAATATTGAAGTTAGTCGATATGGTTTCTTCATCTTTTTAGTAGGCCATGTATCGTTGACTTATCTATTCTGGAAACTCAATGATAAACCTATGTTGATACAAAATGGATTTTTTATCTTTGTTGATGTATGGGGAATTTATCGTTGGTTCTTTTAGCCGAATTAGCTCAATTGGTAGAGCAACTGATTTGTAATCAGTAGGTTGGCGGTTCGATTCCGTCATTCGGCACCACAACGGAGTGTAGCGCAGCCTGGTAGCGCATCTGGTTTGGGACCAGAGGATCGTTGGTTCGAATCCAACCACTCCGACCAATTTAATTTTTTTTTAATAAGCGCCAAATTAGGCTTGACATTCAAAACTAGGTTAGTTATTATATCAAAGTCAATTGTGACTTCTCAGACATTATAGGAGATTTTAAGTGGACAAGCGTTTCGCACTTAAACTAACTACCGAATATCTATTTTCGGTTTATCAATTCAAAGATATGCCTCTACAATACCTGCCACAGGTAGAGGAGTATTCTAAAAAAATTCGTAAAGTAAAAATTAAGTTAAACACTTTTACAAAGAAAAATGCCAAATGTGCAACTTCGTTTAATGTGTTTAAAGCTTTCAACAAATCTGCCCGTAGCTCAGCTGGATAGAGCAACGGCCTTCTAAGCCGTGGGTCGGGGGTTCGAATCCCTCCGGGCAGGCCAATTT